TTAAAAGTTTTACCAGAGCCCGATTGGCGTGAACAAATGTTACCTAGGAATTCTCACTTTGGAGATAGTACTTTTATACCGAAAATGGTAGGTGATTTATTTTTAAAAGATGGAAAGAAACTTATATGAAAAAAAATAATAGTTATAGATACCCCAAGACTCAACGAGAAAAGATAGAAGGTAAACGACACTATGTGTTTGATAAAGAAAAACTACCGAGCGTTACGACTATCTTGGACCAAACTCAATCAGCCGAGAAGCGCGAATCGTTGGCCGCGTGGAGAGAAAAGGTAGGTGAGGATAACGCGACGCGGATCGTGGATGAATCAGCTGCACGGGGGACCGCGATGCACAAGATATTAGAGAAGTATGTATTGGGTGAGGGTTATCTTGATGAAACAACAGTTGGTAAACAAGCACACAATATGGCAATACAAGTTATACAAAGTGGACTATCTAACGTTACAGAATTTTATGGTACAGAGTGTACCTTATATTATCCTGGACTATACGCAGGTCAAACAGATCTCGTTGGAATACACAAAGGACAGGACGCAATCATAGACTTCAAACAAACCAATAAACCGAAACGTAGAGAATGGATTGATGACTACTTTATGCAGCTATCAGCCTACGCTATGGCACATAATATTTTATTTAATACACAAATTACAAAAGGTGTTGTGATGATGTGTAGTAAAGATAATTATTATCAAGAGTTTATTGTTGAGGGCGAAGAGTTTAAAAAATATGCACATAACTTTTTAAGGAGGGTAGATGAGTATTATAAAACAAGACCAGAAAAGATTGGATAACATAGCCAAAGCTTATTGGAATACATCTGGAGAGATGAGAGAGATGTGGGGCCGTAAGTGGTATGAATTAATAAAACAGATAGGAAGGAAGTTAGATGAGGTTAAGAGATCTACAACAGATACTGGATCAATTCACTAGAGGTCAGAAAGGTACTATGATATCTGATTGTCCAGTTTATATTGAAACGATGACAGGACATCTAGAAGATGTTAGACGTATTGAAGTACAGGAGAGCAATATAATTGGAGATGCAAACCCGGCTAGACTTGTAATCAAAGCAGATAAAAATGAATTATTTAGATCAAGAACATTTAAACAGAGTTAAGGAACCCTTGGGTCACGGGGCTGAAGCTAGCGTGGAGGTCCCGTGTATATAGAATTGGTCAAGTATCCTGACGTATTTTTACGATCAGTGAGTAATCCCGTGCCTTTTCCACTAGATGAGAAGACCCAAAGACTTATTAAATGGATGTACAAAGCTATGTACCAACACCACGGCATAGGTTTAGCTGCAATACAGGTAGGATATCAGAAAAGAATGTTCGTAATGGACTGTACACGCAGTCAGACAGGCGAAAAGGTATTTATTAACCCAGAGATCGTAGAGAGGTCAGAAGAGACTATACGGGACAGTGAGGGGTGTTTATCGGCTCCAGGAAAACAAGGAGATGTGAGTAGACACATTAGAATAATTCTAAAGTACCAAGATGAGAATGGAAAGGAGGAGAGAAAAACATTTTACAATTTGGAGGCCAGGTGCATACAGCACGAGATGGACCATCTAGATGGTAAACTGTGTATAGATTATGAAAAAGGTAACTATAGTCGGGAAAAACATAAGTCCCAAACAATGGTCGAATCTGATTTTAGAGTTAAATCTGATACGTAAGCAATGGAAACCGTACGCGGATCTTGAATTGCAGGGACCTGGGGTTAAAAAGATAATTAATTATGGCACAAATACGTCAAGTATTGCATTTGTGTCGAAAATGGGGCTAAAAGATAGGTAGTGTGCCAATGTATAGTGGAATTCTGGAGCAAAATTATTTTTTTAAAAGTAAAAAAAACCTCTGGCACACTTGGCACACCCCTATTTTGGCTTATAAGTGTTGGTATAAGCGAATAATAGTGTGCCACGGGTGTTGGCACAGCTTGGCACAGTTGTTGGTATTGCTAGCTTTTTTGATTTTTGCTCTGGCACACTCTGCTACTCGACGCGCGCGACCTTTTTTTTATTTTGAAAAACTTTTTTGCCCAAAAATCCCCCTATACAGTATAAGACTGATATGAGACGTCCTAAAAAATCTAAATATAAATCTGTTGTTATCAAGAAGAAGAGATATTACTTTTACAAAATCACGTGGCTGGATATTACGGGTGACAGCGGGCACGCAGACTTACACACAGCAGAGGGTTTTATGCCATCAGAAATGGTAACTCACGCATACTTACTTAACAAAGATAAAAAGAATGTAAGAACGTTTGCAAGTTATGAAGTTAATGATGAATTATTTAGTGATAGAAATGTATTCCCAAGAGGGTGTATAGTACGTATGGAAAAAATAAATGAAAAATAAAACCTTGACTAAAAATATGCCTAACGTAAAATGGCAACAACTTCCACCAAGGAAAGGACCAGACTCAAATGGAATACAAACCAGTTATAAACAAGTGGTCACTAGTAAAAAAGTCTCCAAGAAAAGTATTAAATAAAATTAATCTTTTTGTGAATGGGAATCAAGGTTGGATTCTTCTTGCAATTCTAGTGTATCTAATTCGATATCTTCAGGCGTAATATTAATTATCTCTTTGTTGTCATCAATAATCTTTTTAAGTTTATCTTTGATCTCATCTGTAGATAAGTTATCTATATTACCTGTCATTACAAGTTTTTGATCTACGTAAAGTCCACCAGCTTTACCACGGGCCACTTCTGCATTTACTGCTGCACTCCAAGCTTTATTCTCTAATGCTTTGTTTCTTATCTGTGCCAGCTCTGTAACGTGCCTCTCAAATGTGATGCCATATTTCTCTCTTACTTCTGCCCTTAATTCGCCTATATATTTGACAACTAAAGGAAAGTATTTTGGGTTACGCATTTCTGCTGCAGCCTTACGCGCTCTAGTTTTGTAGCCTGCTTCATAAGCAGCCTCTGCTGGTGAGAGCTTACCCTCATTATAAACTAGTAATTCTGCAAATTTACGTTGTTGTTCTGTTAATCTTTTAGGTTGTGTCATACTTGTAATTTACCGTAATCTAGTGTAGTTATCAAGTAGGAATTCCGGTGAAACCAGAGTCAAAATTTTGGAAGTTAATTAAAAAGAATACACCTAAAATCCAGTGGACAAGACTGGAGTCTTGGGCATCCTTTGGTGTGCCAGATCTATTGGGATATAAAGATTCTTGTGGTTTTTTTATGGTTGAGATGAAGATAGCTAGAGGCCCAAAAATAAGCTTCAGCCCCCACCAAAAATTGTTTCATCAAACCAGAACTAATCGGAACTTTATCCTCCTTCAAGAGCCTCTTGAAGGGAACGTAAAACTTTACGAGAGTAAAGCGATCCACGGTCTGCTTGTCGACCATCGAGAAACACCTTCCCTCGCAATGAATGATTGGGACCACATTCAGCGCTTGTTGGTTCGCGAACCGCTTGACGCCTGATCGCTTGCGGGCTTGTCAGCTTGTGAGCTTGTGGCCTTCGGGCCCACCCGCCCCCCTTCGCTTGCTCGCTTGAGGGCTTGTTCTCTCTTGGCTCGCTTCCTGAACTCTTCATAAAATTTTGGATGTTTGAATACGTGCATTAGTGTTCTCCGTATGCAATGTTCTTAACGTCCTTGTCCCAGCACGCTCGACAGTCCTTGCATTGGTTGCCCTGATCCGGGGCCGGGCAAGTCCTGCCGCTGGTGACTACCGTCGATGTATGCGGCCAGCTTTCAGGGGCTGCCTGGTCAATCATTGGCGCGCTGAATCTTATAATTAAATTATCCGGACAGCTGGCCAGGTGGTCCTTCGTCCACGCTTCACGTGTGGGCAGCCAGTGCTTAACGTCAGGCGTGAGCTTACAGACTTCAAAAATTTTATTTAGATGGTCCAGGTTCTGGACGTCGCCTGAATCGTGCCAGCGGAAATACTTCACCTTTTTAGAATTAATTTGTAACGCCATCGCGGTGACCCATAGCGGATGCTTGAGCGCTTTAAATCTTTTGTATTGTGCATCAATCACATTTTTAAATCTATACCTGCCGCGCATATACGCGTAACATTTAAAACAAGTTGAATTGACTACGCCGCGCAGCTTCGTTCCAGTCTTGCATTCGTGAGCTGGTATACTATACGCGAATCCGGGCATCTTGCCGGGCTTGCTTAATGAGTGAGTTATTTCTTGAGCTTCTTTTATATTCATATGTTGTTATCCTTTCTAATTTTTTTATAACCTGGTTCAGGCTGCTTGTCAACTTTTGCGCTTGAGTGCTTGAGCCCATCAAAAAATTTCTGACAGCTCTTCAGGTAACTGGCCGGCAGCTGGCCGTGGTCCTCCAGGAACCACGGCAACAAATTATTTTTATTAATTCCACGCCGCTTCAACGAGTCCTCCATTGGTTGCCTTGTTCAGGGCCTCCAGGTATTCAGTCTCTGTGAGCTTCAAGTGCTCGATGCAGAAGGCGTGCTTCGTTGCCTGGTCCGCGCCCGGAGATGTTAAGTAACCAGGGACCTGGTCCAGCAGCTCTTGACGCTTCGCGCCTCCTGGTAAATATTCGGCTTTAATCGTTTTCATAAATTATCCTTTCTATTAGTTGTTATAAAATCCCATACTATCAGGCTGGTGCTGCCTGTCAACAATTATTTTTTTTATATGCTTGTGGCCTACGGGCCCACCCTCCCACCATCCCAGCTTGTGAGCTTGCGCTCACAATTCTAGGGTTCAAGGATAATGATCAGTTTACCAGTTCTTAAGCAATAGCTGAACTTACTCTCCACTGATCCCAGGTCCATCCCAGTGAAGAGCCCGGTGACAATTGTTTAACGTCCGGACAGGGCTCATATAAAATGGACCAGGGATCAGTGATCAGTCACTATGCTACGCGGGGGGTTGACGGCGTGTTTTCAGTCAACATTCGGGGATCCCTTTACCGCCCACCGTGTTATAGTGTTTATCTCCACAGTCATTAATGACTGATCCCAGACCCATTAGCCCTGTTCCGCCGTTATCTAGTATCGGTAACCTACGAGAGTATTAACTAGCACTCCAAGTCGCAGTTTAGGTCACGACAACCAATGGGTCAGGGATCAGTACTGGTCTAATGGCTCTCTTCCAAGACCAGTAATCACCCTTGAGTGATTGACAAATTTAACGACCGGAAATCACTCTAACGAGGTCTTATCCTTACCAGAGGTAGTTTAACTTAACTTGATAATGGAATTATTAATATAGGTATTTATGGGATTATTACAAGTAATTAATTTTTAAAAGCTTGTTACCCTTGGGCCCACCCTCCCTAGAAAAAAAAATAAATTTTTTTCTTTTTTTGTTTGACTATAAAAATCATTAGTATAATATCCCAGAAACAATAACTAATAGAAAGGATAACAAGATGAGTAAAATAAGAATGAATACTGAACTACGAAATAAGTTGTTCAATAAAATAAAAAATGTTTTTGAAAACGAGGACACTCAAGAACGAGAGGCATTTCTTCAAGCAAGGGAAGATGTTGATAGACAATATGAACACGCACATAGACTTGCAGTTGATGTTGTTGAAAGAGCATATCCACCAGAAGATGTTGCAGTATTAAGAACTTTCAAAAAGAAATATGGAAGTCCTTGTGATGTTGTAGCAAAAGATAAATGTTTTTACTTTGCACATAATGAAGATTTAGATGACGAGGGCGAAACAAAAGAAACTAAATCACACTTTGATTTTGGTTTGTTTGGTAATCTAAATGGTAGTGAGTATGATAATGAACAGGGCAAGAAATTTGCGTTTGCATATTATAGAGAAGATTTAAAAGCTATGGATTGCAACCCAGATATCTATGCACAACAAAACGATAAACCAGATAATCCACACAAAACTAAATATGTTGATGAGTGTTCAA